AGTCGATGACCCTGTACTACTTGAACGATGACTCCAAAGAAAAGTACAAATTAGTGCAAAACAGAAAGCTGTCCTAGTGAGGGCAGTTTTTTTATGCAAAATTTTATACAAAATAAAAAAATCTGTGATTACATATGCTCACATATGCGCATAATTTTTATAGAATCCGTAAAAAAAGGGTCAATTTTGTTATATTTTTACCAAAAATTGCCCTGTTCTCATGCGCCCGAAGGGACTCGAACCATAATACCACACACTAGAAAATGCACTTTTTTATGCATTTTGTTATACAAAACCATGGATGTATGGTCAGGAAATACCATGCATGAATGTATGAAAAAACATAAAAAAAGAGGGGCATTACCGCCCCTCTTCTGCTTTGATTTCGTCTGCTTTTTCGTCTGCTCTGATCTTTAAAAGATCGATCATGTTGACCACCGCCTTGGGCAATGGAAGACCCATCAGACCAGCGTTCTCGATGATGGAGATTGCTTCATTCGCTAGGAATCCGATGATTACCGCATCCCTGACAAATGTCATGCCCATCACCCTGTCCACATACGAAGCGACCAGTACGATTGCCAGTGTGGTAACCTTGCGGATGATTCCTTTCCACCCGGCTCTGCTTTCTAATCCACCGTTCTCTGTCTTGTTGCTTGCATGGAACACACCAGCAACGAGCAATCCTGTGATGTAGTCAATGCACATGAACACGCAGAGTGCGGTCAATCCTTCTGACCATCCACCGAAAGCCTGTGCGATGGCAGACAATATTACTCCGATTGCGATCTCCCCAGATGAGAGTTTCGTGAAGAACTCTCCGATCTTGTCAATAAACTTCACGCTTTCTTTCCTCCTGTCAGCTGACCGCTATTGTTCAGCACGATCTCTGCTTTCTGCTTTCCTGTCAGCATCGCTCCAGTGGTATCGAAGAGATACCAGTCTTTCTTGCCCTTCCAGTCAAGATATTGCATGCCTGTCACCATCGCACCGGTCTTCGGATCGAAGTAGACCCAGTTTTCGCCTTTAGACCACTTCAGCTTTTGCCATCCTGTCAGCATGACACCGTTAGAGTCGAAGTAGAACCAGTCTGGTCCACCGCTCCATCCGAGATACTGCCATCCAGTCAGCTTTGCACCGTCCTTGTAGTAGTACCATTTATTGTTTGATTTAATCCATCCGTTCATCTGTTCCCCCTTTAAGCCGAAATCGAAGCGAATGCCGATCCAGTCCTCAGCCCACTGGTAAGGCTTGTCTGTATACTTGCGGAAGTTGCGGAATTGCCCATAGTACGTGTATGCATGCCCTGAGTCGTAAAGGACATAGCCATCCGGAAGCATTTCCCCCACGATTGCCGTATGGAAACCGCCGTCTTCCCAGTTGCTGAGAGTGGTGCGTGTTGCTCTGTTTGGAATCGGTTTATTGAAGAAGTACAAGACATCTCCGATTCTTAAATCTTTGGTGGATTTAATCAGCGTGTAAGGATACCCATGCTCTTTCCAGTATTGCGGATATTCCGCAGGGTCTGGAAAGTCTTTTGGGCAAAGTCCTGCTTTCTTTAACATTTGGACAACCCCTTGCCCACAGTTTGTGACAGCGTAATACTTGCCACCCTCTGCGCAATCGGCAAACATGGCATCAACAGTCGGCAAGTCGTTTTTGTTAGCAAACGAGAATGCGGAATAGTTCACCGCAAATCTGCCTACTGGCTTTTCCTGCGGATAGTATGCTCCCCTTGCACCATCGTACGCCTTGTAGCGGTTTTCGCGGAAAACATAATTGCATCCGTTGGAGTAGTCCACTCCCCACAGGTCGTATAATCCCCACACATAATCGCCTATTTCGGTCAATTCTGCGTAGGTTTTTACTTTTCCGGTGAATCCCTCATATTTTGCAAAGACTCCTCCCAGGCTCTTTAAATAGGCATGATAACCGCCTTTTTTTGCAAGGAAATCCTTTGCCGTTGGATAGGTGAAGTCATTGCAGTGTGCATCGATGATTTTCTGTGTAGCTGAATTGTGTGCTTTGAATCCAAATCCCATTTGTTCGACCTCAACATTTGTTTGTAGACAGTGCTTAAACTGAAGGCCTTGTGTACGGACTACAGTGGTGAAACTGTCTAAGATAAAAAAGGCATCCACCGGATTAAATTCGCCTTTCATCCTGTAAACACCTAAGTTATTGTCATAGTATTTTGTTTTAACGCTACCCTCTGCCACCTCTAGGTGGATGTGGTTTCCTGTTGCTTTGCCCTGTGTGCCTTCTTGGTAAAGCACCTCATTCGGTGTATAGATGTGGTACAGTCGGTAGTCCTTGCCAGAATGCGTGAGGGCAAGCGTGACCACTCTGGCTTTGCCATCTGCACACATGACCTTTTTGGCTTTGCCATTGGAATCACAGGAAACGAAGAAGCGGGTGTTGCCTGTCTTCTTCGTCCCGAAAGCTCCGGAACAATAAAAGCACGTGTCCGCTTCCTTGTTAAACCAAAAGTCTATACCAGTGTCCTCACCACAAAGATCCAGAGCATAATTTGGATGGCTATAATGAGACCTTCCATCGATCAGAGTGCCGACCTGGCTGATGTTCAGATGGTGCATGCCAAAGACCAACCGATCCATCAGATCACCACCTTTCGAAAAATTCCTGATTCAGTTCTTCAATTTCTTCCTGAGTTAACATGTGATTTAAAGTGTCCTTTTGGTAACCATTATTAAACTTCTACGAAATCTGCATTACCTTTGAACAAAACTCTCCAATAGCATGTTCCGTCTTGTGATTCAACGTTCTCATAAACCGTAAAATCATCGCTTCCTGATGTGCCAGAAACAACGCACACAAGCAAATAATCACCGTATTTTCTAATTGTTCCCCGTGTATATGCTGTGCTTGGGTTTCTGTAATTGGTATATCGTGTCCCTGATTGCGTACATTTATATCCAATTCCATTCCCATCTGTGCCTATTAACAATTCGCCCACATTATAATAACGAGGTTTGTTCGGCACATTGTCTACACGCTCTGTAGCTAATGGCACAATAACGGCTATCGCTTTGGGGATTTCAATGCCGTAATTATTACCAAGCATATCAGCAGTAAATACATTCATGCCAATATTATTTGGATCATATACTCTAATTGATGAAAATATATCGTGCGAGATGTCATTCAACCGGACTGCTGTGATTTGCGCACCGGAATCCATAGCAATCACACCGCTCCGCATATTAGAAAATTGCGCACCATCAATATCCAAGTAGCGGATGTCCGCATCTGCAACTGCTACAGGATACAAATAACATGACGAGCTATTTTCGCCGGAAACGATGTTGTTCAAAACGCAATTCCTTACCTTTGCATGTCCCTTTACGTCAACAAGTTTAAGAATTTTGCTACTGCCATTAGACGAACAATTAAGCCCGGAAATTCTCAGGTCACGGATATCCGTGTTCCATGTGCCACTTTCAGCATTTAGTCTGCCGATCAAATAGATACTTTTAACGTTTACTGTTTGCCAATCGATACTGTTTATCTTAATGTTATCGTATGTTAGATTTTCCACGTTGCCCAGTATATCAAACACATGCCCGTAACCACCGACTAAATCCGCATTGATATTACTGATTGCAATATTTTTATAATATCCATTACCAAGATTGAATGTTGACAAATTAAGTATATATCCAGCCTTAACATATAAGTCGGATATTATGACATTTGTCAGGCCATGACTCCCGGACAATAATAACATACCCTGTCCACCGTCATCGTTGTTGATAAATACGTTATGGATATATACATTATTGATATCTCCAACAGTTGTAATAAGATCACCGTGGTCTACATCATCAGCATTTACAGCAATAACGTTATCTTCCGAATGCAACGTTGAATTCTTTATCTCTATATTATTGGCGGGCCCAAGATAATGAATACCATCTCCGTTGTCTGGATTGCTCACATCTCCTACATTTACTACAACTCCGTCTACCAATGTATCGTTGCAGTTAGAGAAAAGAACTCCATACGTTCGTGTGTTTTTTATAATCGCATTTTTAATCGTTATGCCATCACAACCAACAAACAAAAATCCAACAACAGGCTTTTTCTTTGTCGTTCCATCAAGCACCCATTTATCCTGCTTAGATCGGTTGCCATCCCATGTGCCGCCATTGATTGTAATGTTTGTATCCGTGTGCGTACTTGTAAGTGAGAAATTCACATTGGAAATCATTTCCGTATTTGCATTATCAGCCAATGTAAACAGCGTAGTTTTATCCGCAACGAGTTCTGTGTTGCTATAGATTTTAAGTGCTTCGCTCAATGCGTACCCATTGTCCTTGTAGGGTATATACACTCTGCTAAAATTATGGAATGCGGCGTGTTTCAAGGCATGATTGATATTTTGTGCATCAGAAAATCCTGCCAAAAATTCCGGAACGACAGCAACATCGTTGATCTTTCGCCACAAATCATAATTTACAATTTTGAAATTTGTTATTGTGCTTGGGTAAACAGGCACACTTGTAAATTTGATTGTATAATAATCACTTGCATTTGGTGTAAATACTAATTCTGCACCATCGTTTGTGGACTGACCGCTGTTAAATGCCACCGTTTGGGATGCAGGGGCATAAATTTGGTATTTTATCGCCGTTCTCGAAATGCCATCAGTTACAACGGCATATTTTACTCCCGCCTCAAGCCAAAATTTATACAAATTAGCCTCTAACCTGCCATCGGCTTTAAGGAGAGTAATCGTGTACCCATCGTAACTATAATATTCGGAACTTCCGCTATAATTTGCAATATCCGCAAATTTCACGGCGTATGGTTCTGTGTCCACGTTTGTCTGTGTTATTGCGTTCTTTAAATCAGAAACCTGCCCTCTCACAGCATCGCCCGCATTTGGATATGTCGTGCCGTCTGCACCGACTCGGATGTCCGCAAGCTCGGCATCGCCTGTCGTGCTTCCGTCTGTCAGTGTGGTGAACTCGTCCATCCTTGCTTCCAGTACAGCCACATCATCGACAAGCTCGGATGCATCGCCGATCTGAGCAGCCGCATCGATCGCTTCCTGGAACACTGCCAGATCACTGTCTGACGGAGTTCCGCCTGCGCCTGGTCTCGGCTCTACGAAGACCGTAAAATTCGCCGTTCCGTGCGTGTCATCGTCGATCAGCAATTCGTAAAAGTTCTTTCCGGGTGAAGCGGTCATCTGCTCGGTCTCGGCAATGATGACCAGACCTGTGGATGATACCGTGCCGGCATTGGCGATAATATGTCCGTCAGATTTCAGCCCGATAATTGAGCCTGTTGACGGTGAGTACTTCTGCCCGTTTTCGTCCAGAAGCGTGAAGCGCCAGATCTCGCCATCGTCGTACTGGTTGGCATTGATCACCAGTGGGACGGATCTGCCCGCTACAAGACTAAGTTTAAAATCTCTTGTGATGCTCATTGTTTGTCCTCCATCAAAGAAAATATTGTATCTGCCAGTGTCGGCTTTAGTGTGGATATGGTTATTTCTTCGTACCTGTCAGCCAATACGTTATAGACCGTTTTCACGACCTTGGCTTTTAGATCCAAGCCTAAGGGCGGATAGACCACCTCGACCGTATCGCACAGACTGACATGCTCGAGACCGTAGAAATCTTTATATTCCTCAGTCTGCCACAGTGGCACAAATTTCACTTCCACCGATACGCTCGGAGTGCCCTGATGCGATGCCAGATAATTGCTCGCCCAGGTGTTCAGCTGTGCCTTTGTGGGCGCTTCGTCGAAGTCGCCTGAAGCATCCACCGCAATGTCATGACTGTAGCCGTACGGGCTAGAAATCGTCTGCAGATCGGACTCTACATAATTGTCCTGGTCTTTGTAATAAGCGACCACTCCGGTGAATACATCGGACATGTCGATGTCATATTCGAGACCGGTCAGGTTCTTCGTGTATGCGATCTTTACACCGTTGTCTGAGCCACGGTTCTGCCACAGTTTGACATCGTATCTATCAAACTCCAGCTCGCCTCCGAACAGATCGATCATCGATCCCTCCATGCCACCGAGCAGTGTCCTGAGCGGTGTCGGTTCATCGCACCCGAATGCCCTGACCGTTCCTCCGCTGATGTCCGTCCAGAACGTGAACGGATTGCTCGTGCTTAGCAGATGCGAGACCTCGGTGCTCCAGAAAACTGCAGGATCGTTTGTTCCGGGACTGTTCTGGTTTGCACCGACGAGCATGTGGTTCATCCAATAGCTGTCATGCTCAGCCTGTATCGTGATGTCGCCGTTCATGTCATAGCTGACTTCTGAGATCCGGAAAGGCTGAGCTCTTTTATTGTCTGCAGGATCAGCCAGGATAATCCAGTCAATAGCGATCAGATCTGCAAACTGTCCGTCCCTGGGATAGTCCATCTCGAGGATGTACTCGCCCTTTCTGACTTCCGTGACCTTGCAGTCAATCGAGTCAGCCAAAGGGCAGAGGCCGTATGTGGTGAAGTCTGTTTCGTCTTTGTCAAACAGTCTCGGGATCATAGCTTCCACCACCTCGGATATAGCATGATCAGCCCCATGCCGTCATCGATGCTAGGAACAATAGTCTGAGCATAGATGTACAGCTCGATCTCTTCTTCGCCTAACTGTGGGAAGACCAGGCCTTCGCCGACTGCGCTTATGGCATTGGTGAGCGTCAGATAGTTCGTCAGATTGGTGCGATCATCATCATACATATATTGCAGATCGCAATCCAGATATAAGCGGTCTGCAGTGGTCTCAGATGAATAGAAAGAGTAAAAGTCTTTTTCTTCACCATTGACATAGTTTCTGATTGCAAAATATGGCACACGCTTTGCATACATTTCAATCATCGGCTTTGCATAATAGCCGGTCGGATTTGTGAGCCACCAGGCACGTGCTAATACCGCATTGACTTCCACAGGAGCATTTTCGTATTTAGCGATCATCTGCAATCTGACATATGTCTCGTCGATGTATGATGCGACAGAGATGCCGGATACCAATATCCTGTAGTATCTGTCTTCTGTGGTATCTACGCTTCCTGTGTCGCCTTCCGAGCATGTGAAGGAAGTGCTGTCCGTCTCTGTCCCGGTGCTGTCGTACTCTTTGACCACCACTGTCAGCGTATCGGTCGGCACACAGTGGACTTCAAAGTCCAGCTTTCCGTCTTCGTATGCCGGTATGTAGTAGCTTTCGATCTTGCCTGCCGATACAAAAGGGACCAGAATCTGGATCGGCTCGTCTCCGACCTTTAAAAACCTTTGTGGCTTACAGTTGAAAGTCAGGGAGAAATCCCCGTTTCTGAGAAATGCCCCGACACTTTTCGGACTGAGACCGCCCGCTAATCTTGCCATGCGGTACTCATCCGGATGGTATGTGTCCTCAAGTCTCTGGTAGCCTGTCTTTCTGCAGATTGCAGATCTGAAATAATCGAACTGTGTTTCAAACCCTTTCGGAATAAATGCGGGATATGTGATAGAGATATTGTTCCATCTGCCATTGTCGATGACGAGATCCCCGTTTCTTCCAGGAACAGAAACCACCTCGACATCACGTTCCGGAGCTGAGTAAGAGTCTGCGCCGCTGATCCATACGTTATAATCGGCGGAATTGATTCCACCAAAAATCAAACTGTTTTTCATTGCCACACCGCCTTTTTATTCATGATGTCTTTCTGGATCTGACGTGATACCACCTTTGCGAGATCTTCTGCGCTTTGACCAGGTTGCTGATTGATAACCACGTTAAAGTTCATCGTCCCTCCGGCATACTCTCTCAGCTTGTCCAGTCCAAGGATGACCTCTTTACCTGCTTCTCCTCCGCCTAAGAGCGTGTTGCCTCGTGCTCCGAAGATCGTGGCACCGTCCAGTAACATCGGCCTGTCCATGGCTTTTGCATACCAGTCTACGCTGATCTTAGGCAGTCCGGTCTTCAGCCAGTTAATCGGATTCAGTGATCCGGAAACACTGAAGTGCGGAAGCGACATCTTCGGCCATTCAAACTTGAAGTTGAAGAAGCCTTTGATTGCCTCGATCGCATCGTGTACTTTCTGCTTTGCCGCTTCGATCTTTTCGCTGATGCTCTGCTTGATGTCCTCAAATTTCTGCTTGAGATTGCTTGCAAGCTCGCTCGCTTTCTGTTTGATGGTGTCCCAGTTCTGATACAATGCAACACCGATCGCAACCGCCGCCGCTACACCTGCGACAATCGCCGCAATTGTGCCGATCATCGGAAGCATCGCGACATTAAGAGCGGCCGCCACTCCTGTGATGGTTGAGATAATGCCGGCAATCGGTGAGATCGCCGCCACGAGACCGAGAACTGTCAAGATATAGGCCTGTGTGCTTCCGTCAAGGTTTCCGAACCAAGACAAGACCGAGGTGATGACATCGACAAGCGTCTCCAGTGACGGCACCAAAGTGTCAGCCAGTGCCGCACCTGCTTCAAAAAAGGCCATCGTCGCCTTGCCTTTCAGCTCGTCCATCTGGTCATTGAATGCGACCGCATCTTCGACTGCATCTTTTGACAGAATGTTGCCTGTCGCTTCTGCTTCTTCTCCGAGTGCCTTCAGAGCCGCACCGCCATCGTCGACAATGCCCGCCATTTCCATGGCTGATTTGCCAAACAATTCCATGCTGAGCTGGTCTCTTTCGGTCTCGTTTTCAACCTTTCCGAGAGCCTCGAGAGCCTCATACCACACATCGGTTGCATCTCTCATGTTTCCGTTCTGGTCGGTGATGCTGATGCCGAGCTGTTCAAACACTTTATTGCCTGAAGCCATGTTCTTCGTCAGCTTGGTGACGGATCCCGTCATGGTCTCCATGCTGACATCGACAAAGCTCGAGGCATACTGCAGCTTCTGGAGCTCTTCGACACTGAAGCCCGACACGTTTGCCAGTGTCAGCAGATCGTCCGCACCGGTTGCCGCATTGTAGGCCATTGCGAGCATACCGCCCGCCGCAATACCTGCAGCCGTTGAGATTCCCTTCGTCTTCTCGGCAACCTCTCCGGAGATTGCGCTGACGGCCTGTAATTGCGGTGTGAGTGCGTTGCCGTATTCTTTTGACAACTTGTCCAGCTGATCGGTGGTCTCGATCAGTTCTCTTTGCAGAAGATCCTGTTGTCTGCGATTCTCTTCGGTGCTTCCTGCATCTTTCAGCTGTTCAAGAGCCTTCTTGAGCTCTTCCTGTCGCTTTTTGGTATCAGTGACAGCCTTTCCGAGAAGCTCATGCCTCTGCTTCAGAAGATCTACATTTTTAGGATCTAACTTGAGTAATTTGTTTACATCTTTCAGCTGTGACTGTGTATCTTTGAGCGACTTGTCTACATCTTTAAGAGATTCGCTCAGCTTGGTAGTATTGCCACCAATCTCAATTGTTAAGCCTTTAATACGATTGCCTGCCATACTGCCTCCTAATTAAAAGTTTGCGATGTCCTCAGCCGTTGCGAGTTCATCCCATTCGTAATTGTCGTTTGATTTCTCAATAAATATTTCGTAGACCATGCCCATGGTCAGATGATCAAGATCCTCCATAGACAGGCCTATTTGAATGCATCTTAATAAAAACAAGGCCGTAGACTCCGGACGAGCCGACGGCCTTACACGTTTTTTAATTCGATTTTAATCTGAAGCGATTCAGCCCAGAGCGAAACCACTTCAATCACAAAATCCTGAATCGGAAAAGCATCGAAGGAATCCAACCAGTCATCGACATTCCCGGGAATTGTAGGATCTGCTTGTCTTGCCATGGTATATGTCAGATCCTCGATGATCTCGATTGCTTCTGCAGTCGCTTCAGCGCCTCCGACAGATGACTTCTGAATCTTTTTGAAATCGACCAGAAGATCACGGCCGAACCAGTTCCTGTATTTCCGGATGGTGGATGCGGTGGCCTTAAGCTCCACATCCTTGCCTGCGATATTGATTGTTTTCCTCATATACCTTCTCCTTTAATTTTTAAGCTGCTTCAGGTACAGCAGTAAAGAACGAAGAATAAATCGTATCTGTACTGATTGCGGATGCCTGTACCTTGTTGTCGTTGATTCTCGGAAGCGCTGTGACATTGACAACATTTCTGGCAATGGTCGGAGCACTCCCGACTTCTGTTGTCTCGCCTCCAACATCAGGGCGAGACGCTGTAACACGGTAAAATACTGCACGCTTTCCGACTTCTGTTGCGCCTCTGAGCTCAAACTGTCCCATGACAGCAAATTCTTTCGGCTGATCGTTTGCAGCTTCGACAACCAGTCCGTTTGTCGCTTTTGTACGTCCGAGAACTGTCTCGAGGAAAGTGTCTGCGGCTGCAGTGTCTTCAAATTCGATAGTGCCAGTATAACCGTCGTTTGTTGTTCCGCTGTACCATGCTGTGTTGTCTGCAGACTCAGTAAACTGATTGCCTGCAGCAGTCATGCTCATGTTTTTTGCGCCTGGAATAGCAACCGGTGTTTCATATGTGAGTGCTCCCCCTGCGCCTTCTGTTGCAATAGCATAGTACAGATTTGAGAAACCATATCTGATTCTACCCATCGATAAATACCTCCATCATGTAGAGTGTTTCGTACATATTTTCGTCTGATAGAAAGTCTTCCTC